CAAGCCGCCAAAGGATTGCGTGAAGAAACCCTGATCGTAGGCAACATCAGCCGCGCCAAGGTTTGGCGGTGTTGGTGGCGTTATCTGCTGATCAAGGTTAAGCGCCATGGTTTATGCCACCAAGCCGTTCAAGTAAGTAGTCTTACCGGCAACCTTGGTGGCGGTCAACTCTTGCTTCTTCAGGTTGTTCGGGTCATAGCTGACATGAACCCATCCGGAATCAGGAATACCTGGCGTGTAAAACTCTAGAATCAATTGCGTGTACTCAAGGTTGTCCATGATCCACTGTGCGAGGTCAGCATTGGCCACGCCAGGTATCTCAATATCAGCCGCCATACCCTTGCAATGGTCAGAGGTCTTAGAGCCGCCAACCGCCGCATTTGACTCCGGTGAACGGTAAGCGGAATTCACCTTCACGCCTTTGCCGTAATGGTCACGCACCGGCTGCAACACCTTCTCGCACAGCAGTCGCAGATTCTCGGTGGCCTCATCATCTGGCGTATTGTCAAAGCCCATCCGCAATGCGGTTTCGGATTTGCTGAGTTCATGCAGAGAGAAGTTGGCGGTCAAATTCATTTTGTGTTCCTCAAGGTTTCGTAGGCTTCAAGACAGGTATTCAGTTTCCGGATGGCGGCATCTCCATCGGCTGCGATCTGGAGAAGATCGGCAGCGACATCAACCGATCCACTAGATTCGGCTCTTGCTTCTCCGCTGTCACTTCCGCTGGCAACGGTGGCGGTTTCGGGCACTGAAACGCTTGGGCAGGTGGGCGCTTTTGTAGGAAGCCGCAGCTTGAGAGCACCAGAGTTGAGATCAGCACGCAACTGATTTTCTTTAGCCTTTGCAACATTGTTCGCCTTTCGTAATGTGTCGCCATATGTCTGCGCTACCTTTGCCATCGCCTGCTCAGTCTCACGCGCCTTGGCGTTGAGCGCGGCAATCTCAAGTTGTTGGCGCTGGTACTCTGAATCTTTACCCTTGTAGTATCCACCGCTGAAAGCAGTGCCCATGGCCAGCACAAAGCCAAGAATCACCCAAGGGTTAAAGATGCTCATGTCTCAGCCTTGCCCCTGACATACGCCTGTGCCGCCATGAATGCCACCACAATCGTTCCCATGGCGGCGCAGTAGGTGGTGGCAAGACCGTTTAATGCGTTGACCTTCTCCAGCGTCACTAGCTCGGAAGCCATGTACGCAATGATGACGGGAGGAAAAACCAAGGCAGCCCACGCCATGATCCTCTGCTGGTCAGCCATCTTGTCCATGTTCTCGATGGTGATCATGCGCTCGGACCGTGCCAGTTCGCTGTCAGTCACAACGCCATCATGGTCAGTATCAAACTTGTTGAATTCAGAATCTTTTTCCAGTTGCTTACTCATCTTTGTCCCTTTCCTTTTGCTCAAGCTCTCTACGCAATTTTTCCACCTTTTCGATCTGCTGCTTGGCCTCGTTCTTTGTCTCCAAGACATCGAGGTACAGCATGGCCAACAAAGGCAATAGCAAGGCAATCAGTACGCAAGCCGCAATCCATCCGATCATCTCTTCCCCCAGTGACTTACGAACCACAGCCACAGCCACAGGTACAGGAGGAATATAGAAGTCGCCACCACTGCCGCCAGCTTTGCTTGCAGGTTTCTTTCCTCTTGACGGTGTAGCCATCTGTCTTGCCTCTTCTTCGCCTCCTCCTTGAGTCTAGCTTTTTCCTGTTCCTCTGAGATGACTTCGCGCATCTTGAAGACTTCGGAGTACAGTGCGCCCATCTCTGGCGGTGACTGATACACCATAGTCTCTCGGATTTGAATCACCAGCCTGTCCATCTCTTGTTGCGCCATCACACGCTTTAAGGCAGCTTCCATGAGGTTTTGATCAGGGTCATAGACAGTTTGGCTTTTCTCTTCTTCCTCCCTGATGTGCGCGGCCAGTTGTTCTTGTAGCTTGAAAAACTCGGTCAGGTTTCTGACAATGTCGATCTTGACTTGTGTCTCATCAACTGCGACATAGGCTTGCTTCTTTTTCGCCAGAGGCTTTGCTTTGGCGGCTGGCTTTGGTTTGCTGCCAAAGAATGCAAGCAGTTGATTCCAGAAGCCATATGCCTCTTTTCCAATTTCAATGACTTGGTCAGCCGTTGCCTTAATCTCAACAAAGGATTCCTTGGCTTGCTTGTACAGCTCGCATCCGGCTTGGATGTTCTTAACCAGCCCAGCGGCAAGCAGACAGATGCTGATCGGATCAATTTACAGCTCCTAGAGCTTTAAAACAAGCGTCATCAGCATACCAATGATGGCTGCACATGACCCTATCAATATCTGCTCAATGCGCTTGAGTCGAGCGTTGATGCTCTCGTATCGAAACTCGCAAACCTGTTCATGCGTGTCTAAGCGTGCTTCAACTGGTGTCATGCTGCTGTCTCAGTAGGCGCTGGCGTTGCTGCTGCTTGAGCCGCCGCTGCTGCTTCAGCGTCAGCAAGTGCCTTAGCCTCTGCCTCTGCTTGCTGTGCCGCTACTGCCGCATCATGCACCGCTTGTTCTTCAGCGGTGTACTCAACGATTGAGGTCACGCCTGTCTCTACATTTACTACGATTCTGTGTGTCATTTTTTATCCTTCATACATGATGTTGATTGTTCCAGCGTCAAAGGTATCCGTTCCATTTACAGTGGTGATGCGTACTCGGTCAAGAGTGCCACCAAGGGCAATGTTGCCACCAGTTACAGCAGAAAACCCTGTGTTTGAATATGCAAGGTTTGAACTGTTTACCCAAGTTGTGCCAGTAATCAAAGTTATTACAGCATGACCATTTCTAAGGCTTGATGCTGATGTATTTGCATTGGCAACTTCTACACCAAACCCTGTGGTTTGTGTAGCGCCTACAACCGTTCCTGTGTTAGCCAAAGAAACACCTGAACTTAAATAGCCAGTAGTGGTTACAGAGCCAGCACCAAGTTGTATTTGTACTACGGATGTGCCACTTGTACTAACACCTTGAAACATCACAGTAATCCGCTTCACCCACGATGGGATGCTTGTGAAATCAATGCTTGTGCCTGATGTGCTGGCAACAGCAGTGCCAGAGGTAATCCCCAGTACCGCACCTGAGTTGATCGTGACGCTTGCTGAACCATCCAAAGTCATTGCCATGATTTAACCCTCGTACATTATGTTGATTGAACCAGCGTCAAAGGTGTCAGTGCCGTTGACTGTGGTGATGCGGACTTGGGTGAGGGTGTCGGAGAGGGTTTTTGCCCCGCCAGCATTGTTCATATTTCCATCAGCCCTTGCAAGTGAACCGCCACCAGTCCAAATATTACTACCTATTAAACAAATCGCATACCAACCATTAACAGTTGTAGCGGCGGCAGTTGATCCAGAAGTAATAAAACCGGCTGTGCTTGTTGCCAAAGTTGTTCCATTTACGCTTGCAGTTGAAACATAACCTGTGTTTTCAATACCGCCAGAATCACCAAGTTGTATTTGAATATTTGATGTTCCATTTGTACTCACCCCAGCAAACATCACAGTAATGCGCTTCACCCACGCAGGTATACCAGTGAAATCAATGCTTGTACCACTGGTAGAAGCAACAGCAGTAGCCCTCACAATCCTCTGCAACTGCGCCCTAGACGCATTGCTGTCAGTCCCAAAGAATTGACCGTTGTATTCAATGTTGCCTGTGGCTGGTGTACCAATAAGCGTGTCAGAAGTTAAAGCAAGTATTGACATGGTTATCCTTCGTACAGAATGTTGACAGTGCCAGCATCGAATGTGTCTGTGCCATTAGATGTTGTTATGCGTACTTGGTCTAATGTTCCCGATAAAGTTACACTACCACCACCAAAAGTAACAGCAGCAGCATCTGAACGACCGCCTACATGAGATGCCAACCATATATTCCCACTGACATTAGTTATGGTCATAGTTGCGTGCATGACAACACTGGCAGCACCAGCGGCAACGCCAAATCCAGTTGTGAAATTTGAAATGCCGCCTGTGCTTCCTCCAGCGCCTAAATACCCAGATGTTGTTACTGAACCAGACCCAATTTGAATCAAATAATTAGCAGTTCCGTTTGTACTAACGCCACTTAACATCACTGTGATTTTCTTAATCCAGCTTGGCAGCGAATTAAAGTCAATGCTTGTACCTGATGTGCTAACAACAGCAGTAGCTCTTGTATTGACAGCATTTGTCGCAGTGGCGGCTTGAAGCGTCAGCGTATTTGTACCAGCAACAGCAGGCGCTGATACTGTGATGGTTCCGCTGGAATCCCCCGAAATAATTACTGATGACATATTTAAACTCCTACTCTATAAGATTTAGTGTTTGCAAATTCTTTATGAAGCAATTCGGTTGCCAATTGGCGAACCTCAACTGCTTCATCTTC